CAATGCGGTGTTTATCCGTGACATCGTCACGCCAGGGAATGGTGATGCGCGTGGTGACTTCATTCTGCCCGGCCTGCGCCGCCACAAAGTCGCGCGCTGAAAGGTCGGTGACATTCGCCCACAGCTCAGCCACATCTGCCCAGCCACTGACGATCGCGCCCGTGGTCGGGCTTTGTGTTTTAACCGGCTTCTGCAGGGTCACCCGCTTGTTCAGTTTTCCTGCCTGCATGGTTACCCCCGGGGCTTTCCGCTCAGATAGGTCTGCGGCATTACCCCGTCGTCGCCCTCGTCATCAACCATCGACTGGTAAATCACGGCGACCAGGGCTTCATTTGACTCCGCCAGGCGTTTTATCGCGGCGGTCTGTTCCAGCTGCGCTTTCGCCTGTGCCTCCAGCGCTTTCAGCAGTTCGTTTACCTGTTGCTCGTTCATAGGCAATAGCCATCCATTTTTTCAGCCACTCACGGCGGGCGGCACATCCGGAACAGGCCATCAGTGCCACCTCCGGTGCTGCATCAGCAGGGCTTCAACTCCAAGCGGTAGCTCAGAAGTAATATTGCCGACATTGACTGCTTCCCGGTTTGCGTACCAGTGACCGATAAGAAGCAGCAGTGCCGCCCATATGCCGGAAGTAAAAAGAACCTCACGGGGAGGTTCTTCATCATCGGAAGCCGGTGTCAGCGATTCCACCAGCGTACCGTCGCAAAACTTTTCGACATAATCGACAGCCGCGGCAGCATAGGCAGCAATCAGCGCATCTTCAGTGTCGCCATCAACCCTCAGGTGCGTCTTTATCAGCGTCATCTGTTCCGCGCTTATTTCCACTTTTGCCCCCTGTTTTGGCTCTGGCCGGAGCAGCGTCAGCTTTTGCCGGTTCGTTTTTTTCCCGCCCGACTTCTTCTGCCAGATGCAGTTTTACCAGTGCTTCGCCGATTTCTTTCTTCACCACGCGGGTTTCGTCCTGGGATACAGTCCCCAGGTGATAATGCGAGAACATACGGAGAGCTTTAATTTTCATGCGTTAAACGCGGCCATTGCTGACCGCGCCCTGCTGTTATTCGCCGGAGGAAACCGCAATGTCACCGGTGACGATGGCTGCGGGACGGTAGTGCGCCAGCGCCAGGCGCTCTTCGCACAGGATGGTCAGCATGTTTTTCACGAAGTTATCGCGATCCTGGTTGCTGATCTCAATGGTGGCATCCATGCGATCCCACACCTGAGACGCCAGGCCAAACGCGCCAACGGTGAATTTGCCTGCCGTCTGCGCCGTGGTCGACACCACCGGCAGGCCCCAGAGCACTTTCGAGGCAAACGCCTGCGGACCGCCAAGAATGTAATTCCCGTTAGCATCTTTCAGCAGCGCGATGCGGTGCCAGTCCGCCGGGTTCAGAATGATGCCGTCGGCTTCGAACTCACTCAGTGACACCTGATAGATGGCGTGTGCCAGAACATCAGCGCCGGTATCTCCGGTCGCGTTGAGTGCAGTTTCGTAGTCGTTCGCCACCACGTTCAGCCCCTGCAGGTTGTCGCCGGTGCCATCCCCGTTCAGCATCTGGTTCTCTTCCACCAGCGCCAGGCCATACATCATGCGGGAATTGATGTAGGACTGCAGCGCCGGGGCATCATCCATGATCTGGCGCGATGCCTGGATCCAGTGAGCAATGGTTTTCACGTTCGCCGTTTCTTTGGTGAACGTGATGTTGCTCTCTGGTTTCAGGGTGCCTTCAGCAACCGGCGCGGCGGCATTGGTGAACACATTCTCACGCACGTATTCCAGCGCGTTACTGGTGATGCGCCCCTGTGCCAGCAGGTCACGAACGGTCAGACGGCGCAGGCCCGGCATCAGGATGCCCGGCTGCTGTTGAGGCAGAACCAGTGCGCCGGCGGAGTTGGCACCAGACCCGATTGCTTTATCAAAGCTGGTGACTTTCGCTTTGGTGCGGGAGCCGTCCCAGCCTTTCATCAGGTCTTCGGGCACGCGCTCTGCAAAGGATTTCTGGGCGGTCTGTTCAGGCGAGTTGCCAGCCAGCTTCTGCTCAAGATCAAACAGGCGGGTGCCGGTGGTCTTCAGTTCGTCCTGGGCTTTTGCCAGGTCGGCCTGAAGCTGCTTGTTGATTTCACCGTTCTGGTTGATGGATTTACGCTGTTCTTCGATGAGCTCCTTAACTTCTTTCTGGGAGTTCTCGATCGCTTTTTCCAGTACAGATAATTCAGACATGTGTTACTCCGTTAAGGCGTCCGCAGGTTAGCGGCAAAGGAAGTTATGCGCTGTGCCAGCGCGTCAATGTCGCCGCTGCCGAACTCGCTTCGGCCTGCGGACTTAACACGGGCGATAAACGCCTGTGCTTCAGAGCGTGAAAGCCCGACTGAATCCCTCAGCCAGGCTTCTGCGTCACGAATGGTTTTAATGCCGTCGATACTCTTCATGGCGGTTACACCCGCCAGCTCGTTGGCCGGGAAAGTGCAGACACTGATTTCCCGCAGGTAAGAAATGTTTTTGAAGATGAGGCCGGACGAGCCGACGGTGTAATCATCGGGCCCGACGGAAAATCCCACCGACATGCCTTCGACAGTGCCGTGCTGCATGGCGGCCTTCAGGTCCTCGGCCAGGCTTAGCCCGGGAGTGAGTTGCCCCCGAACAAAAAGCCCCTTCTCGTCTTCGTGCATGGCATCCCACTTGCCGACCGGAATGGCTCGCGTCTGGTGGTTAAAGAACATCGCCACCTTGCGGCTCTGGTTAGTCACCACACCCGCGAAAGCGCCGGGCAAAATAATGTCGCCATCGGCGTCGGTGTTATTGAACACCGAGGCATACCCTTCAAACGTGCCTTTGCTGCCGTCGCCGGTAAACTTGATTTCGGTCTGGTCGAATGCCAGTGTTTTATGAATGTCAGGCATAATGGCCCCCATAAAAATCAGGCCCCGTCATTGCGGGGCCTGTTGTTTGTTCCAAGGTCGGTAATGGGTATGTTCTGTGACTGGCGCGTCGCCACGTCCCCGCCAGGAAGAGGCGGCAGGTTATCCAGCCTGCGAACTTCGTTAACGGTGCGGATGCCGGTATTAACCATGATCTGCATAAACGATGCCCGGCTTGTGGAATCGCCCCGCAGCAATCCGTCAAGGTTATGCTCGGCATGAATAACACCCTGCTCAGACTCTTTTACCAGCCAGCGTTCTATGCTGTACTCCCACCGATCAAGGTAGGGCTTAAGGGTGTACTGAAGAAAACCGAGGTTTTGCTGCTCAATCCCCGAGCCCCAGGATGTTGTTTTATCCACGTCGCCAACCAGGTGCGGCGGTACGCCGTAGAACCGGGCCAGCTCAGCGACCTGAAACTTTCTTGCGGCCAGAATTTCTGAGTCCTGCGGAGAAACGCCGATAGCCTGGGTCGTAAAGCCGCTCTCCAGGATCCAGAGGCGCTTTTTAACCGGGCCCCCCGCAATCTCTTTGAAGTTTTCCTCCAGTTGCCCACGCTGCTCTTTGGTCAGGACCTTGCCATCAGTCATCAGGATCTGTGGAGACTTCGCGCCATTGGCGAAGAACTCGCGCTGGTTGTCTTCCATGGCAATGGCGACACCCGCAGACTTCGCGCTGAACGCCAGCGGTGAAAGGCCGGTCAGACCGTTGAAGCCAAAACCTTTGAGATGAAAGATTTCTTTTTGCGAAAAGTTGGCATATTCAGTATCCCGCCGGTACCGGTATATGATGTTTTTGCCGTTATCGCTGAGCCGAACCTCCATATTGGCGCTCATAAGCGGCACCATACTGATCACATCGCCGACGCCGTTGCGCTCCACATGCGCGTAAGCATTTCCGTAGGCGCAAAGCTGCATGGTCATGGCCTCGCGAAACTCCAGCGCGGTCATGAAATTATTGGGCCTGAAGCGCAGCAGTTTTGCCAGGGGATGGGTGCCAGGTACCTTGCTGCGCTGATCGTCTTTGGTCTGGTAAACATCAAGGGGCAATGATGCGGTAACGGTCGAGATGAGCCTGATACAGGCCCACACCGTACTGATTTGCATGTTGCGCTCATCAGTGACAACGGAATCACCAACCATACCGTGTGCAGAGGTGCCCGCCATTTGCGAGCCCTTATCCGGTGTGACCAGCCGTCCGCCGGTCAGGATAGAGGCCATGCGCGCCCAGAATGGCGATCGTGTCCGCAGGTCAATGCTGTAATCGGTATCTGCCATTTTTACACGCTCAAAAAGTTGTAAATGAAATCGTTAACGTCTCCCGGATCCTCCACCTCATCACTGGTCTGCGCGCCGATGGACATCGCCAGCGCGACCATGCCGTCAATGCGCCCGCTGGATTTACCCTTCACAAACTTGCGGTTACCGGCGGGGTCGGTGATTACCGTGGCGTTTTTGGCGCACATTTCGAGGATGGGGTGGTTGCCGTGCTTCAGCTGCGCGCCGAGCAGTCTGGCTTCCAGTTCCCTGAGCGCAGGCGACATGGAGACAAAGCCCTGGCCGAATTCCACGAACCTCTCGAGCTCCGACTCAGTGAAACCGGCGTCGATGAGATGCGGGCGAAGGAATCGCATGTTGTAGCGGTCGAACGCCAGCACCCTGACATTACAGATATCAAAAACACGCCGCAGCTCCCGGGCAATAAAGGCGTATTCAATGGCCTTACCTGGCGTCGTATTCAGCCAGCCCTGTTTCGCCCAGATGTCATAAGGCACGCGATCGTTACGCGCCTTGTCCGCCAGCCCTTCCTCAGGTAGCCAGAACTTACAGTGCACATCGCCCTGCGTTGTGTTGAGCACCAGCGCCGTCAGGTCAGAAACGCTGGAGAGGTCAAGCCCGCCCCAGACGGTAGCGCCCGCCAGTTCGCCGGGCTCCTCTTTGTTCATGTGCCATACGGTCTGGCTGACGAACGGGCTTTTTGCCTCCACCCGGCGATTAAGCACAAGGTTCTCAAACTCGGCCTGGCGCGACGGGAGGCGCTTCGCGCTGGCGGCCATGTCCAGCACTTCTTTCTGGTTCATGAACACATCGAAAGCCGGGTTTGCCAGCCGGATGGCTTCAACAGAGAAAGGATCGATATCTTCCGGTGCGGTTTGCAGCCTGACTACTGTGCGTGGATCAGCACCGGTCAGCCCATCGTCAATCAAAAGGCTCAGTAGATCGCTGGCATCGGGTGCCTGTGTACTGATAATCACAGAGATCGGGTTTTCCTGAGCCGCGGTTGCCGTTTCCAGTGCCTCATAAAGCGCATCGCGCGGCCCCCGTACCTGCCCCAGCTCATCGTGGGCGACAAATCGCGGCGAGAAACCGTAGGCCGTGGTGGCTTCCGCACTCAGTGCGCGGTAATAGGATCCCAGCTCAGGGCAATGAATTTCTTTGGCTGAGTCCTTAATCGCGACGTACTGCATCAGTACCGGATTCATCCGGCACATCTTTGAAGCCAGGTTAAACAGGATTGCAGCCTGATCGCGTGACCGTGCTGCTGAGTAAAGCTGGGAGTTAGGTGCCGCCTCCGGCCCGACCAGGTAAAGCAGCATCAGCATGGCGGTTTCCACCGTCTTGGCATTCTTTCGCCCCCTGCTGATAATCGCGCGTCGGGTGCCATGCCTGTTGTCAAAGATGGCCCTGAAATCGTCCTTCATGAACGGGGCCATCTTCAGCCGCTGCCCGACGAACTTGCCTTCAGGGATCAGGATATTCTGCTCACACCAGCGAATGTTTCGTTCAGCCCGCGTAAGAGTCTTTTTAACCATCAGTTAATCAGCCTTAATCAATTTCCCAGGGCTTCTTCTCCCGCGCCAGGTTGTTATGCGCCCGCCCCACTGTTTTCGGGTCGGCGGTAGCCTGGCGGGTGATCCGCAGACGTGTTGCCAGAGAAGACGCCGAGCGCACTTCGCGTTCCCGCATCGTCAGTAACTTGTCGTAGCGCTTCAGGCCATCATCACGGGCCAGCCACTCCAGCTCAAACTCTTCGATCTGGGTGGTGAGCAGCCGTGCCTGCACCACATGACGGCAGTACATCTCCAGCATGTCGCGGTGCGTTTCGGTGAAAGAGCTGGCCGGGTTATCGTTCACCAGCCTTACCCAGACATTTATCTCCGGGTCGGAGAGGTGCAGCGACGGCTGCAGCCTGCTTTCAGCCAGAGCCGGAAGCGAGACAGCCGACGTCGCGGCCAGAGATTTCCTGCCTCGCTGAGCCATCATTTTTCCTTTTTTTCTGGACGTTTTTAAAATGAAACGGGGGAGCGCGGTCTTTAAGATGCCGCCGCCAGAGTTTTACCCCTCCCCCCCCTGCCAGCACCTGGATGATTTCGGTTACCAGATCACCCGGCCTTCGTTGTCGAATTCGGTTACCGTTCCGCCCTTCTCCATGCGTTGCTTAACCGAGTCGTGACAGCGCTTGCACAGGGACTGAAGGTTATCCGGGTCATGAAAGAGTCCCTCGTCTCCCTCATGCGGGGTGACGTAGTCAACAACAGTTGCGGCAATCACCTGATTGCGTCTGAGGTGGAACTCGCAGAGAGGTTGCTTTTGAAGCTGATGATAACGGAGCCGGTACCAGCGCTTAGTGTTATAGAGGTGATGCCAGGGTGAATTAGAAGCCATAAAACTACTTCCGAAAATGCAGTAAACCGCCCGGCTTTAGTGCGTCCTGTATGGCATCGTTCACCACCAGCCTGACACTGGTCTCATTGATGCAGCTTGTTTCAGCAGGTTGCGCTTGCCTGTCCTCAATGCACAGATTGTCAGGGAAGTATTCAGGGATGCCATGCACTTCAGCGCGTACACCATAGCGATCGTATGTCGCAAAACCAGCAGCATTCTCCAGTCTGTAACCATTATCACTGATAATGACTCGCAGCTTATGCATGACATTCTTAAGCGGTAAGGGTTTCATGGTGATTTCCTTTTAGATGTGAGCCTGTCGTACGGGGCAATCGTCCAAGAGAAACGGTTTCCCTGGCTCACGACTGAAAGACTCTCTTTGGTGCGCGTACGAGGCGCTTATAAAACCTGTTTTTTTATCAGGATTTATCATCCGTGATTTCGGGTGTACCGTTTGCTTTGCGGCGGTCCAGAATTACAACTTTCCGAGGAAACAAGTTGTTATCCTTTCCAGAAAATATCTGAAGAGTTCCATCAAGCCGATAACCGGCGCATTGACCGTTAGAATATTGAAGAGAAAAACCATCATCCTTCATAAAAACAAACAGGGTGTTTGCTTCGTTCTGCATATATCCTCCAGGAGGCTTTATGAACGCAAGAATTTTTATGGACTATTGTTCGTCGATTGATATACCTGATTTGCTAGTAAAAGCTTCATTGAGTGATGACGATACCGGGACAGCCTTGCGTCTACACCTTCTGTGTGAGCGAATGGTTGAAGCATGGATATGTGCCTGTTGTGACAACGCAGAGCTATTTGGTGGCGACAAAAACAAAGTACTCATCGAGTGCAACGCTAAAATTGCGATAGCAGGTAACCTAGGCATACCTTCAGAGATTGTTAAATCATTGAAAACCTTTAACTCATTGAGAAATGATCTCGCTCACAACCCTGCAATTCAAGAAATTCAAGATTCTCGAATTCAGAGCCTAAAAGACACGTTGCAAGGATATTTCAAGCAACACCCAATTGAACCCAGCCTGGAAAAATCCAAAGTGGGTATTTTTGATGCAGAAGGCAAATTAACTGAAGAGGTTACTCTCGAAAGCGACAGTTCAAAAAACAGACTTAAGCTGGTTTTGTTGTTCAGTAAATTGATGCAAGAGTTATTGCGATGTGTTGCTGCAAGTCATAAAGGACGATGGGGTAATCAATTCAGTCAGTTCGAATACAGTGTAACAATTAATAAGAAATGACTTTTAGCCCGCCTTGTGCGGGCTTTGAGTTTTATTGGGCACTCAGTGAATGCCTGCTGTAATGCCCATGGTGATGGCAATAAAAAACCGCCCGGAGGCGGTTAGCTTTGTTATGGCTGTTTATCACCAGATTCAGGTGCTGAGCCAGTATCGTCTTTCTGGTCTCTACCGGCTTGCCCTGGCTGGTCGTTTTTAACGTTATCAGGAACAGGGCTGTAATCAGGATGGTCCCCTTCGACTGGGCGATCGGTCATACAAACCTCCTTTCTGGTTAGAAAGTCTTAAGTGTAGACAATCGGTGAGCCTTATCTGCAAGAAGGGAGATGATCTTCTTTAATCATATATAAAATAAGTGAAATTTATCACGGATGCGCTTATGGGAGATATCTCATATCAGGGCAGCGGTCCATTGCTAAGTTTAAAAGGTAACGAAAATGCATTTGCACACCCTCTGAAGAATCTGGATTTCCTTCCGTCTGAGGGTTTTTTTTAAATTTCATGGCAATAAACCAGGATTCTTCTTAATCACCCCCGCTTACGCTTGTTAATGAAAGGTTAACGCTCATAATCAAAGTTCCTGCCACGACAGGAGCTGAAAAACCAACGTAAGATCTTTGCCATTAAGAAAACAATAACAGTACTAAGTACTGATAGCCCTACTCCGACTCGCCCCATGCACGGGGCTTTTTTTTTGCCCGAAACACCGGTTAACGGTTCACGGCATTATACCAGGCCTGCCATCGGTACTTATCGAGGCGCAGCTGGCGCAGACAATCGGCGGTTTCTACATCTGCCTGCAGGTCCTCATCACTGTTTGCCCCAGCGTCACTTGCCCTGCACGGTTCCTGCATCAAATCCGCTGATGGAGTTGGCAGCGTTGATGGCACGCTGGCGCAGCCGCACAGACTCATCATCAAACTGGCACACAATACGGTTCGGATCCTGGACATATTTCACCACGTCGCGGGTTATGGTCCGGTAAATCACCTTCGCCTCGGCACTGGCCGCAGCGGCTTT